ACCAAGCCAATAGAGACTCTGGCTCTTCACAGTCTTGAAATACTGGGGCTGTGAAAGCAAAAATGTCCAGCGGCTATACCGGAGAACCCGCTTATGAACGCGGTTGATGTAGTCCATAAGGATAGATTGTCCCGGTGCAGCAGTGCTGGACAGTTGTTGTCGCACGTCTTGCGAGACGCTATTTAGAATGTCTTGAACCTGTGGATAGGTATTGTAAGCCATTAGTGGCCCTTATCAAAATAATTCTCTTGAGTGCTATGAGCAAGAACCATACCTTGCAAACCAAGTAGAAGCGCGACCAAATTACCATCGAGCCTGTGAAACCACGCCATGCCTGAGCCAATCAACATACACGCGATAAGGAAGAGAGTGTGACGGCCCTGAAAGAAATTGGAAAGTTTTTGAAACATCAAATCACCGCCGCTGCGTGTAAGGCACATGCTGAAACAAAACCTGCTACGTATCCGATTCCGAACCACTTGAGTTTGCTCTTTCGATTTTCCTCACGAAGCGTAAGTATCGTATCATCTCTAAGTTTGATTGTCGCAGCGCTTGTGGTGTTATCGGAGGTATGGGCTTTTCGTTCAAGGTCGAGCGCCGACTGAGCATTAGTGACTTCATTTTTAAGTAGTCCATTCGATGCCGTCAAATCAACTTTGTCCTGTTGAAGCAAGGGAACCAGTTGAACAGCCGTTAGAACTGATTGAGCATTGGAAAGCGGGAGGAGAACATCGTCGCCTTGAGCGACCCCGCCAAGTTGTGTGGCTACCTGAGCCGCAGTGAGAGTCGCATTCTGCTTTGGGACGTTGACCTCAATCACTTGTCGCTTGGCTAAAGCGGCAGTAATCTGTTGAATCTGAGCTTCAAGCAACTGATTCTGTTGGTTCAAAGCCGCAATTTGCTGGGCACTCTGTTGCTGAATAACCTTGTTCTGAGCAGTAAGGGCATCAACTATGACAGCCTGACGCTGCTCTGCGGCTGCGCGTTCGCTTGTCTGGATGTAGAGGACACCGTAAACCGCACCCACCGATAGGGTCGCAGCAAACGCCAATAAGATAAGATGGGTCTTTATCCAGGCCCAATCAGTGCTCAGGGGCATCAATCACCTCCAAAGTAATCGCCTCAAAGTTATTCACAGCGTTGACCATCTTGGTATAAAGTTCCGCGAAGGCATCGCGGCTCTCACCAATGGCATCATTCTGATGAGACTTGCCCACCAAGATGCAGCCTTCAGTATCGCTGGCCCAGTTGCCCCAGTGGATGCGGATTCCGATACGGAATCCGTCTTTGCCAATAATATTGTCCCTATCTGGAACATCTAAGACTTCAGGCATAAGGGGTAGGCAATTAATATTGTGGCAAAGAGTCAAGAATTGTGGGTCATTGCTGAATCGTTGTGAACGATTCAACGCGACTGAGTAAAGTCCAGCTTGAATGCAGGACCCTGGAAGGCCATCCTTTTTAGGAAGCTCCAGAGTCCAACATTCCAAAGCGTCATCTATAAATAGGTTCCCACAAGTGGACTGGGGAGTGAGAACAAGACGCTGTACTGTTAGTTTCATTTATTTAAACGCTGGCCAGAGAGTATAGATAGTGGTTACAACAATATCACCATCCTCTTTGCGGTCCCAAGTCTCTATTGTAGCATAGGTTTTTATTCCATGTGTAATTCTAATCACATAGTCCCAAAACCAAAAAGAAAAGAGATAAAAGTTAGCTTTAAACCTAGAGTCTTTAGCTAATAGAACATCCTGTGGAACTGTAATATGGAAAAAATGTACTTTAGGAATTAATTGATGATGTCCCTTTTTATTTAGCATTCTAAAGAGTTTGAGGTCCATATTGAATCCTTAGAATTTGTCAGCATGAACTGGGGCACCAAGTTTGCTGCCTCGGTTCATAACTTTTGCCATAGCCAAGTCAGGCTGGCGTTGCATGATTCGCATCTGTGCTTGGTGATATTGAGCAAGCAATTTGCGAACTGTTCCAGCCTTTACGGGGTCAATGAAATACTTTCCTTCATTGCCAGTTGGCTGTCCCTCTGCGTCCAATTCAGGAGTGAACTTCTCAAAATTAATAGAGACTCCAGTATGGGCATCTCCAAACAAATCTGTTGCAGGAACAGTCACCCATTCCCAAGTGGATTTGTCAACTTCTGCTTTTGGTACCACTGCTACTTTACCGATTGTGTCGGCCATTTGATTCACCTTTTATCCCTTGTGGGGATTATGCGAAAGGGCGGAGGGTTAGTGCTCCGCCCAATCGGTTAATTGTTATTACGCGTTAGTAGAATTCTGTCCGGCGGAAATGCAAGCCTCAATCCAGTTTTGATTGGTGATAATCGCTTTGAAAGCGAATTTATAACCAATCTTACGGGTCTGTTGCAAGGTATCCGTCTGTCCACCAGGAGCAGCCGCATACACGCGGAGGTTCTGGAGGTCGGAAATTTGATAAGCATTACGGCCAATAGCGAAGCTATAATAGAGTTTCTTGGAATAACCGGAAACGGACTGTGTAACAGCCGCGAAACCGGGAGCGTTCGTCTTGACAATCCTGAAACCAGACAGTTCGCCAACTTCACCGCGCCAAATGCGGGCTGGGTTGCCAAACTGGTTGGAAGCCTTGAAGTCAGGGTCCTGCAACATCGAAGCATGGACTTGTGGAGCAACAACGAGGACATAATCCCCATCATCGAACGGGCGAGCGCCCTGGTCCATTAGGTTCGCGTGCAGAGCAGTGAGGTCCACATAGCCGAGTTTATCACTGGCAGTGGTCGTAGCATTGGAAGTCTTGCCATTAGGATAGTACACGTTCGAGGCACTGGACAAGACGTTGAAGATGAGGATGTCATAGGTTTCAGCCGCGTGCAGACCGAGCACATAAAGTGCGCGTCCCACAACGTCATGCTTGGAAGTCAGTTCTGCGAGGTCAGACAAACGCAGAATGATACCATACTGTTCCGCAACTGCCTGATACTGACTCATCGTGAGACCAATGGCATCAGGAGACAGGCCTTCAGTCAACTGAGTCGGAGAAGTCGTGGTAGAAAGCTTTTCCAAGCGGTTGAACTGAATCGTTTTGGAACTATTGGACGGAATTGGGTCCTTATCTCCCCACTGGTCAAGAACAGTCATCAAGACTGCAACTTCCAGTAGTTTAGCGGAGAAATACGTCTGTTGGTCGCTAGCAAGCGAGCCAGCCGGACCGGGAACGCCAGTGCCACCAGTAATGACAGTTACAACATCATCACCAAGGCCGAGCAGAATCCCGACGAGGGAAAGAAGATACTTAGTGAACATTTAGGTTCATCCTTGAACCCAACCCTTAAAAGTCTAACTTGACGCCTTTACCTTCCATCTCGGCAATCGTTGCTTTGATTCCTGCAATTGTGTTGAAGGAAGGTCTCGCAGCAACTTGACCCGGAGCAAGGGTAGTTTGAGGAGTGGTTGTTCGCACTTGTGCTGGTTGGGTGGTTTGAGAGTTTGCTGGAGGCGGATTTTTCGCCTTCAGAAGTTCGGGCAGTTGCATTCCTTGGTTTGCGAAGTAGGCTAGCTTATATAGCCCCGGCAAACGAGAGTAAAAACGAGAATCGTTTTCAGCAGTCGTGATAGCAGTCTTTAGGTCAGGATTGGCTTCAAGAGTCGTCTGAAGCGCAGCAGAACTTACAAATTTTCCAACTTCTGGATTTTCACTTGACACAGCTTGAATGGCTTGGGCCTTGACCGTCTGAGCAATAATCGGCTGAACGGGCTTTAAGGTATCCATAACCAACTTCTGTTGAACGCCCGCATAGGCTGCGGGGTCATTCTTGGAAGCGGCTGCGTACAAATCCTCAAGGTATTGCTTGGGATTCTGAGTGTAATCCAGTTCGGCAACTTGTCCCTGCGGCACTAATGGCTTGCCCGTTACCGGGTCAATGCCAGTCGTAAGAGCATATCGCGTTCGCAACTGGTCGATAAGAGCATCTTTTTCATTGATGCCCCTTACTGCATCTTCAGCAGTTTTATAGACTGAGCTATTCGCTTTTATGAACGGCTCACTCGCGGGTGGCTGTTGTGCAGCAGGGGGCGGTGTCTGTTGAGTTGCTGGAGGTGCTTGGCTCCCATCTGGCTGTTTTGCAACCTGTTGTGGAGGTTGCGTTACTATCGGCGGTGGATTCGATGGGAACAAAGAATCAAACGTCGCATCGTCGAGACCCGCTGGGGCGTTCTGTAATTGAACTACTCCACCGGGGGCTACATTATCGAGTTCAGACATATCATCTCCGCGCTTGTGGCGCTTTGAATTTTACTACATTATCCGATTGTGTCGGATTAAACTTTTGGAACTTCACAGACTCGTTCTATAGAAGAGTCTATCTCGCGGAAAGCGGCAAGTTCATCTTCCATCGCGTCGAAGGTCTTAGTGGACCCTTTGACGGTGGCTTTTTCAATTTGCTCCTGCAACCACGAGCACCAGTAAATTCCCGCTTGCAGCATGTCAACCTCACGCAAGTCTTTGTGGACATCGTGACTTAGTTGAGTTTCAAGTCGGGCGCGTTGTAGAGCGAGGCGCTCGCATAAGGCGAGGAAGCCCGGATGACTTTGTAGGGTGGAAACAGCCTCTTTAGTGTTGTTGTCCCACCGCAATGGGGTCCTTGGAGCTTTGACTTCAACGAGCTTGTACTGCACAACCGTTTTAATGGGTTGTTTGAACCAATCCCTCCAACTCATAGTTCTCTCCTTTTAGCTCTTGCCACCTTGGGCATCAGGCCAGATGTTGGCGCAGCCGTGGGCATCGACGCACGAGGCGTCGTTGGCAGCTTGGAATTCGCCACTGGGCGTGTAGTCTTGAGCGTCAACTCCACCAAGTTCGCCGCTCATACCCAATCCGCCACCAGAGGCGTCTGGATGTTGGGGAACGATTCGACCCGCTGGGACAGCGGTGTTGCTGTGGGCCGTTTGAAAGGTGCCACTGGAGTCACTGCGCTGACCAGCACCGGGTGCTCCACCTAGAGTGCCGCGAGTTGCGGGACTGGGCGAGGCTGTGTTACTTTGCTGTCTAGCGTGAGAAACTGCTTCTTCAAATGAACTCATTTTATTTTCCTTATTTATTATAATTCAATTCGGGATTTTCTTTTATCTGTTGTGCTCGCCAAGCAAGTCCACTACGAATGGATTCCGCTTCTTGATTGGTTTGAGCTTGTGGAAACATACTAGGAGCAGCAATCGGCACAGGTGCAGAACCCTGATGGTCTTTGCCATGTTCTTGCGCGAAAGTAACGCCGATGTCGTGGCCCGTTAACTGAGTTGTTTGAGCCGCAACGGAAGATTGGAAAGCGTTAGCTTTTGTAAGAACCTTTTTGGCAGCAGCGAGTTTCTGAGCAACTCCGCCATCATCTTGACGTGGCATTTTATTTTCCTTATTGGTTTTTGACTATCAAGGGAATATTGGCTTTGACATCAGCGGGCTGACCTGGCTTGACATCGTGGTTATCTGGAAGTGATGGACCGGACTTAGCTCCGCCATCTTTATCGAAGCCCTTCAAGGCCCATTCTTTGAAACCTGCTCCGGGTTGGGGAGTCTTGATTTCGAGGCCCATTGAGACATCGCCGGGGCGAACGCCTTTGTCCTGAAGGGGTTCAGGAGCAGGGCGACCTTCCCGCATAAATTCTTGTGCTATACGTTCTGAAGAGGATTCCATTTAATTTTTCCTTATGTTCCTGAAGTTCCTAGGGCGTTACTGCCCATGTGCTGGGCAAAACTGCGTTCCGAATCTTGTTGGACTCCACCTGGGATTTGGCCTTCAAACTGGCCCTTGGCCTTTCGACCAACGGGGTGAATTGCCTCAGCCCCTGGCTGAGTGCCAAACATCTGGTCCGACTGTTCCGCGAGGAAGCGTTCAACTTCCTCTTGGATAGCAGCACCATGTTTGACCTGTTCAGTTGGGGCAGGCACCGAACCCGCTGGCATGAATTCAGGCTTCTTGATTTGTTCAATCGCAGCCTTGGATTCAAACTTGAGCAAGTGGTCAGCAATCTGAGCCATTGTTTGAGCCTGTTGAGTCTGTGCAGCGTCTTGCTGAACTTCTTGGTCAGATTTGAGCAAACGAGAAGCAAAGGGGATTTCCAAAGAGCGGAAGATTTCCCGTAGGAATTCGCCTTGGCGACAGTACGGAGACTGCATCGCAAGATTGTAAGCGGCCATTAAGTTGCGCTGTTTGACCACTTTTCCGGTGGCGTAGTTTGCAGCTACGAAGTCAAACTCATAATTGCCCAAAAGATTCTCAAGCTTGACATAGCCAAACTTAGCAATCTCCGGTGGCGCATTCGTGATAGAGTATTCGAGTTCATCGGTGGCGAACTGTTGAATCATGCTAGCAGTCATCTCGCAGATGGGTTGCATGATTTCCAGTTCAAAGCGACGGATGAACAACTTGAAGATGTAACCAGATTCGTTAATTACTTGAGAGATGCCGCTGGATGTGCGGTTTCCGCCTGAGGAACCGACGCCCCGCGAATAGAAGTCAGAGATACCCGACCCCTGTTCTACCATCTTTTGATAGAGGTCGAGAATCTGATAGTCTTCGGCGCTGGGAACAAAGTTTGGCAGCGGGAAGATAGCTTTTGATGGGTCTCCCACAACTCCAACTTTTCCACCAGGAACGTTCCCCATATCCAACTGGTCATGGTCAATATCAACCTGCACGTCATAGGCATACCGACGATTGATGCCCAAGTTCCAATTGTCCGTAATCATGTTGGTGAAGACGTTGATGCCTTCACACAAATCAGAGGTGGTTTCGATTACTCCAATGCCATAAAGGTCGCCCTTAACTGCAATATAAGGCAAATGAAGAATCGGTATCCGTTGATGAGCGAATGGATTAGGTCCGGTGTATAAAAGGACAGGAGGGCCGTTATAGACGCGGCGTTTATAGGCACTATAGCTTGCATTGCGGTATTGATAGCGGCGGTCTTTCCAACCTATCGCGTCTGCGTCTTCTCCAAAAGTGATTAAAGTAACAGTCTTACTA